ATCAAAACAAACGCAAACGAATCAATTCAAGCTTAAAACTTTCATTTCATCTTGAAATCAATCTTGCAAAACTCAAACGATCTAAATTGAGCAATCAACAATCAATCGCAATCTTAATTTACTCATCTTTTATGCGTAAAGTCCCACATTCGAACAAGAAAACTCTTCCGAAGAAAAAGCAACAGTCCTATAAACGATTCTTCATATTTCTAACAATTCGTGTGGTTGTAATCTTCCTTATCCATCTGTGTCTGTGCCATTAATGGAAATTTGCGCTTGGTTTGCACACCTTTGCTGCTTTAGCTGTGGTTGCGATCTTTGCTTTTAAGTTCTACATTTTAGTTCCTTTACTTAATCGGATTTATTCTGTTTTAAACTTTCTGTTTTGAACTCTGTTCCAATGGATTTCTACTCAATCTCTCGCTTGATTTCATCCAACGGGAAACTCTCCTTAGATGCTCAAATGAAAACAGCTATCGTCAAGTTGTACAACAATTTTGGCCAACCTGTTGACAGTAACTTTGTCAGTTGTGGACAAACATTTGAACTGAGTGTTGTTTCAAATGAAACACTCAATGAGTTTTGTCAAGGCATTTCTCAAATTGCACCTGACGAGGCTGGTAACTGTGGTGCATTCCCATGCAGTGGCTGTAATGAGACACCACCAGCTGAGTTTGGCTCCTCACTAAGCTTTGCACTCGGAACAAATGACTTGTCGCACATAACCACGATGAGCCAGCGTCGTGTTTTCCGTGATGGTTACTGCTACATGAACATTTTCATAGCTATGGCACCTTTCATCTTTGAAGAAAATGTTGATGTTTATTGTCAGTTCTTGAACGACTGCCCACTAGTACTTGGTGAATGGCCCAAACTTCCGAAGCTAGGACGTGCCATGCTATGGCTCAGCCAAAGAGCACCAAATGTCCTAAACAAAATCATCCCTGGTGTTTCTGTGTCTCATGATATTGGTGCTTGTCACATTGCTGATCAGAGAGGACCCATTGTCGGTTGGCACATAGCTGATATTGTTACCTACAGTGATCTCCTTAGGGCTTCCATCTCAAAAGACACAAAGAATTACATCGTTGGTGGTGAAATTGTGTTGAACTCAGCATACAAGAATCTTTCCCAAGCAATTAAGGATAGCAACAGAACACGTCAACCATGGATCACATTCAACAAGAAACTGCAAGAGGACTCTCTTTTGGCAGCAACACTAATCATGTCCCCAGCAACTTTGCTAAAGCTCCAACACTGGTTTGATGACAAACATGGATTTGCAAGAATGGTTGCTGGATTAGAGTCATCAGTTGCGGATGCTCTCACGCGATCAATTGTCATAAAACGAGCTATTGAGGGTGTCACTTTACATTTTGATGCAAACCGTTACGAAACCTGCGCAGTTGATTTGCATAGGAAGCTCACCACATACCTTGAAACAAATGATAATGGTAGTGAGTTGCAGGTTGCAGCATCAAAAATGGCAAATTTGATTTGTGAGAAAAAAGATCAATATCTTTATTTCGAGAAACAAATTCACTCCGTTTCAGACTGTCGTTGGCGACGCGCACACGATTTTGGTTTTATCTCTATTGGCGAAGGCTTCTTTATGCTACTCATGCATATGTTGAACGACACGCTCCCACATGTCTCAAAACTCGAAGCAAAAGAGAGGTTTCTTGAAATGGCACTGTTCTGGAGATTCATTTGGTGCTCCATCTATGGTGTCCTGCAAGCATTGGCAATGATGATGTTTGGTTGGTTTACTGTTAAGAACCTCATGTTGGCAACACTCAGATTTACAGCACGCTATTACATTGGACAACAGCACAAACATGTCATATGGACTGTGTTAGTCACAACAATTGCTACACTTGTCACCATCCACGCATACCTCAAAACTATACGCGTTACCAAATTACAAGGTAAAGAGAATGATAAGCGTGTTACGGGTATTATGGCAATGGTCATATTACTTGTTCATGTCTTTGATGTTGATTTAGCCTTAGCCCTATCATCGTCACTTAATAATGTTTCACGCCTTTCCCAGATGTTGACAGAAGAAACAAGTGGTTTGCTACCACGCCTCATTGGTGGTCGTTTGCAGGCACTTAATGATCATGAAATAGCAGAAATTGATCTTGAACTTGATCCTGAGGAAATTAAAAATGAAACTCTCATTCAATCTAGCATGACATTCGGTTCATGGCTGGATAGCAAAATTGTTGCATTCGAAAGTTACACACGAGAGCTCCAATATGGTGGGAAAGATGTCAATTTCATTGTCACACCGCACAACCATGAAACCCTTGTTGATGATATGATCTCGACGAAACGGAGCTGGAATTCAGTTATTGGGGGTACTGGAAGTGGGAAATCGACGCGTGTACCAGTCCACTACATCCAAAAGTTGAGGACGATTGCTGGGCGTAACCATCGAATCCTAGTGTGTGAACCGTCACGAGCAACTGTTGCAAATGTTGCTGCCGGCATTTCACACTTCCTTGGTGAGCAAGTCTATTTCAAACACAGAACAAAGGAACAAGCAGGAAACATGTGCGTGCAAGTCATGACATATGGTTCTGCACTGATGAGAAGTGTGCGTGATCCCAATTTCCTTCAAACATTTGATGCCGTCTTCCTTGATGAGAGCCACATAATCTCTGAGCATGGTTTGACTCTAGAATCACTTCTTGACCGGTATCGGAACGTTAGGAAATTTTACATGTCTGCCACACCACGTGTAGGGCCTTTTGAAACGAACGGACATCGCCGATTTCAAATTCAAAGAGTAGATGTTGAGAATTCAGATCCAAATTTTTGGCTAAAGGAGCAAGGAAAGGGTAGTGCTTATGATGTAACTAATAAGGGTCCCGTTGTGCTTTGCTTTGTTCAAGGTCGCAAACAAGCTGACAACCTGGCTGCAAAAATCAACAATAGTAATATCACAAGCGATGATAACAAATTCAAGGGATACAGTCTCCATAGTGACAATTTTGATGTAGCATACAACAGCGTAATAAAGGCTTCAAACGAGGGAGAATATTGTTTCATCTTTTGCACGAACATTCTTGAAACTGGTGTAACACTAAATGCCGATTGCGTTGTTGATTTTGGCCAAACCATGAGACCCGAATTGAATATAATGAACAAAACATTGCGTCTCGTTTCATCGCGTGTCACTCAATTTGAGAGGCACCAGAGAATTGGCCGTGTTGGTCGTGTCAAAGATGGATTTGCACTGTGCTGTGGACGGGTTGTAACAGGACGACCCCCAGTTAGTCCCGAAGTTGTTTATGGAGCTGCTCTTTATGCTTTTGTGTACGATCTGGAGTTGTATGCAGACACTTCACTGGATACTAGCTGGCTAGGAGGCATAACAAAGAAACAGGCAGAAGTGATACTTTCCTTTGATTTGCCAATGTTTGTCACTCGGGATCTTATTGGACGAGATGGAGCTATGCAGAAGGAAATGATTAGTTGTTTGAAAGAAAATTTGTTGTTCGACACCCAAATCATGGCCCGAAACGTTCAAGTTGCAGCTGATCGATGGCAATCATGGCCACGGGCACACGATTTAATTCTGTCAATGAATCATGGAGATGTACCCGAAGCACTTGAGAATTTGAAGCACGAACGAGTGCCATTCATAGACTTCCATTTGAATAGTTTGGATTTGGCAAAATTCATCACAGCATGCAAGTCATACGAACCAAGAATATCATACAAAGTCGCACCAATTGGTAACCCAACACGAAAGGTTTTGATGCGCATTGATCCTGATAATATCAATCAGTGCCACCAAGTTGCTGTTTGTTTGAAAGAGCATTGCAAATCCATGTTAGATTCTCTGGTTACTACACGCGGCAAAGTGCAAGAGAGTAAACTGCTTAACTGTTTCCCAGCATCTAAACGTTTGTTGGATGATCAATCCAAACGAATTAACGCAATGAGAAGGAACATTGAGGCTGTGAACACTCATATTCAGAAACTTGAATCATACGACTCATTCGTGCGTGAAGATAACATGCCAGAAAATTTCGACATGGCGGAATTCACGAAAGTTTACCAACACATGGATCTTCAAATGCATGGTACAAACTCAAAGAATGAACTCAAGAAAGTTCTTGAAATCACATCTGGTGATGACATCAAGGTGAGTGATGTGCTACTGCATCATGGTGACAAAATTGCTTTGAGTATGGTAGCCTTGAGCGGTGCATACCTATTGAGTAGCGTAATCCATGCTTTTCGAAGTGTGAAGCCAGCTGATGAGTTATACACACTTGAAGGAAAGGGGAAACCCTATAGCCGATCCAAAAGATCTGAAGCAGCTGCAGTGAACAACGCGTTCGATATGTTCGAGGACATTAAAGAACGGAAAGTCAGGAAAACAAAGGGCCAACACATTGAAAGGCCAAATGTCATTTCAAACCTCTTGAAGAAGACAAACCCATTTGTGAACTTTTACGACATTGGTGATGATTCAAATGTTGAACATGCTGTGTTTAAAACTCTTGAAGGTGAAATCATTCATGAAACGAAAACCCCGATTAACGACATTGCAAGTTTACCAGAGCTCATCATTGATTCGCGAGCTGATGTCGCAGTAAAGAATTGGGCAGATGAAGCTGAGGCTGAATCACCTGAGAGAATCCAATGTTTCTTAACTCTGAAAGATGGACGAGAAGTGAAAGTCGACATGTCTAAACATCAATCTCGACGAATCACCAGAACAGCTGGACTGATGGGTTATGAAAACAAAGAAGGAGAATACCGGCAAACTGGGTCCACAAAACTTGAAATCTCGACAACAATGCCACTAACCCGAGTTAATGCAGATGTGAGTGATATGATTGGCACTGTTGCTAGTCGTGGAAAAGCAAGATTGAATGCCATTCTGTATGGCGATTTCATTATTTTGCCTGGTCATGTTCAAATGCTCGATTTCCCACTAACAATCAGATTCAAGCACGCATCGTGCATTGTTCAGCAATTACCTATCATGAGCTTCAAAATGTGTGATCTAGTACTGGCAAGACGACCCAATTCCATTGCTCCAGTGCGTGTTCATGCAAAATGTGCTGCAATGTCCGGAACTCCATTTGTTCAACTTGTTTACCGTGACCTTGGGACTTTTACTAGTCGAGTTAGTGCTAGTGACACTGCTACACCGTTTGATAACGGACGATGGTCATACTCCATTTCGACTAAGGATGGAATGTGTGGTGCAGCTGTTGTTAATTTAAAGGATGGCACCTTTGTCGGAATTCATGTGAGTGCTAACGAACGATTGATGCGCAATTTCATGGAACCTTTGTCTGAGTCCATGGTTGACGTTCTCCAGAAGAAGGCACCAATAGACACGTCTCTTGAGTGGAAGTTTGATCACGTTGCATGTGGTTACGGGGTTAATGAGTTGGACGCCCTTCAGAGCTATAACTGGGATTTGGAGTTCGATCCAGCCAGATATTCCATTGACAACCTGCGTCGAAGTGCCAGTGGGTGGGGACTTATCCAAAACTTTCACAAAATCGAACCAAGCGAAAAACCCTTGACTTTCTCACTTTCAAATGGTGGATTCGAAATTCTAGCAAAATCAACATCAAATCTATGCTCAAAGCATAAGATAATTGGAGAATCAACATACTGGAAAGAATTCAAGGCAATGTGCCCAGATCTTGTGGAGGGGATAGAAGAATATGAGGATGCTTATTGTCCTAGTGCTCTAACAAGGGAAGCGTACTACAAAGATATCAGCAAATACGATCGATCGCTGGCATGCGAGGCTGATTTGGTCACACTCGAGAAGGCACGCGAAATGGTCAAAGAGGATTTGCGTCGTGCTGGTTTAACCTCAACAAGGATGATGAGTGCTAGCGAAGTGCTTGGAGATTTGGACCCTAACACAGCTGCCGGAGCTTTGTATGCGTGCAAAAAGAAAGTTCTGTTTCTGGGTTGGGACGATGACAAACTCCTAACTTTTGCAAATGAGTGCTTTTCTAATCTGCGTGATGGAACAGCAGCTGGTGTATGGAATGGTTCATTGAAGGATGAATTGAGACCTATTGAGAAAGTTCTTGAAAGCAAAACACGAGTCTTTACTGCAGCGCCAGTTACAACACTCGTGGGAGGAAAATTTGTGGTCGATGATTTCAATAAACAATTTTACACTACAAACCTTAAGGCACGTCACACAGTTGGTATCAACCCATGGGCTGGTGGATGGGAAAGGCTTAAAACTTTCCTCGGAGGATCAAACATGCCGTTTTACGTTAGCGGCGATGGGTCACGTTTTGATAGTTCACTAGATCCAATCCTTTTCGATCAGGTGTTGAAACTGCGAATGAGCCTCATGGCGAATAAGAATGGTGAACACGAAGCACTGAAGAATTTGTACCACGAAATTGTCTTCACCCCAATTCTCCTTGAGAATGGTCAAATTGTCATGAAGAAAGTTGGAAACAATAGCGGTCAGCCAAGTACAGTCGTCGACAACACCCTCATTCTCATGATGTGTTTCTACTACTGCTCCTTGAGAGTTACTGATGATGAGGAATGGATTCGGAAGAATTTTCTATTTGTTTGTAATGGTGATGACCAAAAATGTGCCATGACACAGGATTTTATCGATAAAGGTTGTTTCAATTTTGAAGACAAACTCAGAGAATGTGGTTTGAATTACGAGTTTGATGATCTGACTGATGACATCGAGAAATATCCTTACATGTCATTGACAATGGTTAAGAATGGTGACCGAACAGGTTTTATGCTCGATCAGAGGCGAATTGTGGCAATAAATCAATGGATGAACAAGAAAGGAATTCTGGGTGTTGCTCAAAGAGCCTTTCCGGCAATGCTACACTCTTACAATGACCCTTGGCTATTCACAATAATGCACGCATACCTTGTTTGGCTGCTCATGAGTTATGAGGATGAAATTTTGTATGCCATGTCTGTCACTGGTGAAAGAGTCTCATACTTAACACCTGATTGTGTTGACTTACTACATTTTGGTGGTACCAGGCTTCAAATTGATTCAGAGGATGAGGTGGAGCAGAAGAAGAAAGAAGAGGAACGGCAGCGAGCAGAGGCACCGAAGGCAAACGAGCATGTTAACAGGAACACTGACACTGAAATTGTTGGTGTGGCATGGGCTATGCCAAATCTACGCCAATCTGGCAAAAGCATGGGTTTCCGCAACATTAAGGGTCATATGCGCATTCAACCATCACATTTGAAGAACATTCCCCGCAATGTCACCGAGTTGATGCGTAACGATGTTGCAACAGATAATCAGTTTGTATTGTGGGAAACAGAGGTCAGAAATGATTACGATATAACAAGTGATGCAGCATGGAACACAACACTCATGGCTTGGTTGCTATTTTGTGCTAATAATGGTACAACAAACAAATTCAATCCATTGGATGTGATACCAATCCCAAATGGACATGGTGGAACTGATGATATTCAGATTGGAGGTTTTATAAGAGCGAGCAACAAAGTTGGGTTACGAAAGCTCATGAGGAAATTGTCCCGCGAAACTTCTCAAATGTTACTTGAGCTCGGACAAATGACGAAATGGGGGTTGACGCATGGTTTGAACGATCGAAGCATGATTCCATATGCCTTTGATTTCTATGCTTTTGATGAAATGACCCCAGCATGGGTTCGCGAACAATTATCAGGTGTTAAACACAGTGCACTTGGAAGGGGCACAGTTGATGCGCTTCTCCTTGATGCGAAGCATCATGATAGTCAGGTAGTTACCCGATCCCGGAATGACCAGAAATCAAACTTTCAGGCTCCGGCAGTCTAAGACACACAAGTTTACTTAATGTCTGCTTTAAAATTTAGCAAATAAATAACGATTAATGTCTCTGTATGCATGCGTGCAGTAAGAGTGATTTGATTGTTAAAATCAGTGGATGATCAATTCTGTATGAGTTCGCTCAGTAAGAGTTATCAACTGCTAAGTCTAAGACGCTAACTTGGACTGCCTTACGAGGTTTTCAGCTATTTCCTTTA